TTTCATTCATCCTTTTTGTTCTCGATGCTTTTTCTCGTGTTGCGTCAGATTTCCTACCAGTATTCTTGTTTATGTCTTCTTCAATCTTGCTTATCCTTAACGTATAGCCCAGTCTCTCTTCATCAGTTTTTGCAGACTCACGTTTGGTTTCAAGAATCTGTTTTTCTGCCTTAAGTACATTTACAAGTGATGTTCTTTCTTGTTCAACAAATCGCCTGCTTGTCCCAAGACTAAATGCTGTTCCAAGCCCGTCGTAAAATGTTTCAAAGACACTTGTTAGTGTTTTATCTTCTGAGATTAGCTGTCTTAGGTTCTTTCTTGCTTCGATAAGCTCATCATTAAGGGCTTTTATTGTTTTATTGCCAGCACTTTCAAATTTAGTAAATTCTTCAAATTTTATATTGTTTATTTGTGTTAATACACTTTCCGCCTCTCTGAGAATCTGTGTAAGTTTACTTTTGTCACCAGACTCTACAGCCTCTTCTGCGGCTTGCTTGAGTTCCGTAAACCTTGACACAAGACGAGAGATTTCATTATTAACTTCTGCCGTACGATTATCTATAAGTCGTGTTTTTTCAGCTATTTCCCTAATGCCTTCAGAGACTAATTCTGAATCAAATGTCGGACGAAGAATAAGAAGCGATGCTGCTTCACCGGCAGATGCCTGGATTCCACTCCTCTTCATCGCCTCAATTGTTTCATGCCATATGCCAGTTACACCATTAAGATTCTCTATGAGGTCATCTTGATCTAATTTAAGTTTTCTTGATAGGCTTTTTGCAAGTTTATCACGTAGGTCTTTAACATCGTTAAGGTTTTTTTCGGCAGTTTTAAGTCTTGACTCTATTTCGGTCGTAAGTCCACCAGATATCTTCGCTGCGTTGAATTCTTCAGACGCATCGTTTAATTGTCTTTGTGCCTGCTCAACTCTTCGTATTAATTCGGAGAGTTGAGCAAAACTATCGTCAATCTCATGTATTGATTTTATATAATTATTGACACCATTTAAAGTTGTTGGAAAGTCTATTTCTGGTATAAGTCCTCCGTAAACGGACTCCAGTTCACCAATTGTATATATTAATGTCTTAAATTTATCAGTAAGGTCGCCGACTCCATCTGAGCCGGAACTTGTTTTAATCGCCTTATCTAATTCATCCCTTGCTGATGAAACCCTTTCAGCATGACTTGCAATGGCAACGTCAAACTCATTCAACGACTTTGAGGATTTCATGCTTTCTTCCGCAACCATTTCAGTTGCTTTTGCTTCATCATGTAAGCTGTCTACTACAGAACTTGCTGTCTGTGATGTCGACTTGCTTGCATTTTGCTGTGTTTCCGTCGTTTGCCTTATTGCATCTTGTTTATCCCGTTCAGCCTTTATCTGTCTGTCAGAAACTTCAACAATTTCCTTGGTTGCGTCTTGCGCTGATTTTACAGCTTCTTGATGAGCACGCTTTGCCTGCTCGATAACTTCCCTATCATAACTACCTATTGAACGCATTCCTTCCGGAAGAAAAGATTCGACTCTTGCTCGTGGAAGATCTTGAATCTGGTCTAGCATTGTCTTTTTTGATGACGCACCAATTAAGTTCTGTATTCGATTCAATACCTCTGCATACTCTTTGAGAACATCTATCTTATTTCCACATTCATTGATAGCATTACTGAGATTTTCTAGTATGTCTTCCGGCTTTTCACTAGCTTTTGTTATAATGTTAATTATATTTAGTATGTTATTGGCAATAGGTTCTGAAAAGTCATTTTTTAAATTATCTGATATTTCAGAAAAGTCTATACCGTTATGAACCATAACTAAGATCTTTTTTAGAGCATCATGAACAATTTTCAAGCGGTCTGCACTAGCACTGGCTTTGTTGAATTCAGAAGAGACATTATCAAGAGAGAAGTTCATATCGAGCTGTTCACTATACTCAATTGCTTTCTGTATGCTGTTGCTGAATTTTTCGACTTCGCTTCCAGCAAGTGTAAATGCTTTTGACTCGTCAATAACACTATCTGTTCCAGCAAGCTCTCTAAGCAATCCTAGATATTCACGCATTTCAGGTAATAACTTATGCAAGTCGTCGGTACTTCTTGACCATTCAGCGAGATCAACGTCCTCACCATTTAACGAGCGTTCTCTCGTGTCAATGAAAGCCTGCAAGAGTTCTGAAGCAGTCTTTGCACCATTGCCCCATCCAGTCACGAGATAATCTCCAAGGTTTATCTTGGAAAGATCGAAACCTGCATCGCGGAGTTCCATTACGGCATCTTTAAGCCTATCGAAATACTCCTCGGCACCATGCGGAGAGACATTGCTTCCAGAGAGTGAATCCTTGAGTTCTGTCACGGCGTCAACGAACATTCCGCCATCAAGTTCGTTCACTTCATGTTCCGTTATGCGAATCATGTCGATTATCATGGAGAGTTCGTCATTGATGTTGTCTGCTGAGAACTTCCGACCGAAGAACTTCAGACACAGTTCGTCAAGCCTCGTCAGCGGCTTCTCGATTTCCTCAATGCTTTCTTCGACTTCTTCTGCGCTTTCCTTGACTTCGTTAACGACTTGTCGTGAAAGCATCTGTTCTGATATCGACTCAAGTCTAGCAATGGGACCACCACCGGTTCTATCTGAACCGAGATCAGAAGTCGATGCCATCCTTATTGCTTTAATGATATTAAGCAGCGTTTGCTTGTAATCGCCAAGATCAGAGATGTGCTGACCAACGACCTTTCTCATGCCTTCGAAGATTTCTTCTTCTCTATTGGGAACATCTTCACCTATGACTTTTTCGACCTCATCGCGTATATCGGCAAGTTGCTTCATCAAGTTGGGGAAAATGTCTGAGCTTCTCAAGGATTCTGATGATTCACCAAAGGCCCCTTGGTGCGGGTTCATTAGGAGCAGTCTATACATTGATTTATAGTCATCAAGCTCGGTAGACGTCTTGCTTAGCTCGTCACGTACTGACTGAAGTGAGAAGCTTTCGTTGTAAAGCCTTGCGTCCTCAATGAGTTCCGATAATGAGTCTTTTCTTTTCTTGCTTAGATTCAGAAACTCCAAAGCCTCGTCACGGTTTACGTTTCCTGCCTTCATCATGAGTTCGATGAACTCGTTCAACTCATCGCTCATCTCATACCAGACGTCAACCGTTTTGAACGGCAAGGCAAACTCACTTTGGGGGTCGCTGGTTGCGATCTCTTTGAGCTTCAGGAACGCGTCAAAGTACTCGCTAAGGTCATGCTTACTCTCAAGGTCGCCAATGAATCTCAGGTTGCTGAAGTCAAGCTGCGTGATGTCATACCCAACGTCGCGTAGCTTCATGAGTCCTACAGCGAGCGAATCAGTCACGTTGGGATCTATGTTTTCATCTACAAACATCCGTGCCGAGTTATTGGCAAGCTTCCCATAGTCTGAGAAAATCAGTCTTCGCGTGTCGCTTAGAAGTCTAAGCGCTGACGTGAGCGACTTCTTGAGGTTGTCTGTTGAGAATGTCCTTCCAAGGTACTTTAGTGAAAGTTCGTCAAGCCTTGAGATAGAGTCTCCGACTTCATTGATCTTTTTACTGGTAACATCGAGCTTCTTTGTATCTGCTACTTCAATTTCACTCGACCGTGATCTAGCATCAGCTATCGACTTCTCGGCTTTCTCACGTCGCTCAGCAACTTCAGCAGACCGAGACTCGTGTTCGGCTATCTCTTCGGTAATGTCGCTCTGCCTCTTGAGTTCGGCATTTTCCTCAGCTATGCTTTCTTTCTTTTTCTGCGGCTTGGCAGGCTCGGTTTCCACAATACCAAGTTGGATATTAGCAGCCTCAAGTGCGGCAGTTGCGTCCTCTGCTTCAGCCTTCAGTTGCCTGACGTGTTCTGTCTGCTGCTGTATAAGTTTGTCACGCTCTTCCTCAAGTTGTGTTACATTACTGATTGGGCCACGTTGATTGACAAGCTGGCCCATTTCTTCATTGAGTTGTTCAATCTCTCTATTCTTGTTAACTATTGCATTGCGACGAGAATCCTCGTCTGTTTCATAGGCTTCTTTTGCAGCTTCGGCCCGAGCTTCGAGCACCCTAATTTCCTCACGCAATGTGTTCTGCTCAGTATCATGTCTTTCGATCATCTCTGCATGAGCTTCTCGCATTGCATCAAGCTCTTCTTGTCTGACGCGAGTACGTTCCTTTATATCTTTTGATGTTGTGGTATCACGTGAGCCTGCTTGCTCCTGCGCATCTTGTTCGAGCCTTGTTGACTCCTTCAACTTTTTGTTATAGTCATCGAGCATACTGCCGATCTTTTTGAGGCCGTCTGACGTAAGCCTCATTCCTGTGGTGTATGTACTTACATAGTCATTTATATCATCAAGTGTCTTGCTTACATCAAATAACCCATCGTCGCCTATACTACTTTTTATCGCCGTAGCCATAAGCATTACGCTTTTCACTATCTTATTGGTCTCTTCTTCTGTTCGAAGAAGCCCATTTGGAAGAGTTTTGAATGCATCGAATATTTCGTTTTCGGATATCGCACCGACACTTGCCTGAAACGCCATTTTGAGTTTCTTGACCTCAACCTCAGAAGACTGTTTGACGAATGCAGACATCTCGTTATATGACTTGCCAAGCTCTTCCGTAAGCTTACGAAGTTCGTCTCTTACTATCGCAAGTTTTTCAGATACGTTTATGACGCTGTTGCCATATGCATCAGACGCCTGCGTCAGGTTGGCAAACGCAATCTCGGTACCATCTGAAAGGATAAGATTCTTGTTACCCATCTGGCTGAGTACAGTCTTCAGTTGTGACATTTTTTTCGCAGTATTTGTCGCCTGATTTGACATATGACCAAGTTGGAGGTTATAAGCCTCGACATTATGCGGATCAAGTCTAAGTGCCGTACCAAGCTTTTTTATCTGAAAGCTTGTTTGATTTATTGCACTATTCGTATTCTTCAGCGCCTTTTGCAGCGAGCTTGTGTCTCCGCCAATCCTAATTGTGAGTCCACGATATGTCTCAGCCAATGTAGACCTCCTACAATAGTCCGACTCCAGCCCATGCCGATATCTCGGCAAATGTAGCTTCCCTTGGACCGCTATCCGTTTTATACGACTGGGCTTTCGCCTGTAGCATCATAACGAGACGCCCCCAAGACAGGACTGATATGTTTTCCATAGTCAGTCCTATCTCAAGAGCGGAGTTTACTATCGAAGTGTATGGAAGCTTATCCTTCTTCCCCTTCTTGCTGGTTTTCTCCGGAGGCAGCGGCTCCGGATCGAAACAAACCTCTCATGAGTTCCTCTTGGACTGCGTCGGTTATCGCCTGCATGTCGGGTTCACATGAGAGCAATGAGCGTTCCCACACCTTGTACGCCGGAACGTCTGGAAGGTTCTCTCCCCTTTGCTTGGATATCTCGAACGATGTACGCATCATTGCCCACATCGCCCTGAATATCGCCTGCCAGTTCACCTTTGTATAGTCGACGACGGTGGTTACATATGCACCATCGTCGGTTACATGGAGAATGTCATTAGACGACACGGTGACCTTTCCGATGGTGTCTGCGATAAGGTCGCCAGTGACTTTCGGATTCTCGTCATTGATGAACTCATGTTCATAAATCATGCACGTAAGAGCGGTGCACTGGAACTCACGTTCTCCCGCACCGTAGTCAATTGTGGCCATTCCCTCTTCCTTCCATTGATACACAAAAAGCGGCGCACTCCGATACGAAGTGCGCCGCCATTTCTAACATTTGCCTATTAGGACTTAGGCAGCAACGCCGGGCTGCGGAACCTTGGTCCAGAAGTTGTCGTATGCAGTATGGGTGTCGCCTGCATTGGTGCAAGCTGCGCCAAGGATCGCGACCTCCTCGCTACCAATCGTGAAGGTCTTGCCGACGAAGGTTCCCTCGATGGTGAGGGTGTCGGGATCGGTAGAGTCCGTGGTAGTGTTGTGAGCCTCGGACGGACGGTTGAGCGTGCCACCGTAGCGGACGCCACGCAGAGTGGTTGCGTCACCCTCGACTTGGAAGCCAAGTGCGAAGGGCTTGCGTACGGAATTGACAGGCTCGTAGAGCAGTCCGGAAGTCTCGTCCTGAACGAAGCCGAGAAGGTCGATCTTCGCCTGATCGGTGAGGTCTGCGATCTCTACCGAAATGCTATCACTGGCCGCACCCGTGGAAATGAAGTAGCCCACGTTATCGGCATAGAACGTATTCTGGGAACCCTGAGGGTCGAAGGAAATCTGGACGGTACCGGCCAGACGCTTCCACTCGCCATAACCAGTCTCGGTCTCAAGTGCATATCGCACGTTCGACGCACCGAAGCGCACCTTGTTGTCAGCCATATCCGGCCTCCTTATTCGTCTTCTTCCCTATTGGGAAGCAATGTCAACCTGTAGTCGTGATAGAGGCAGTTCTCTGAATTAAGCCAATCTGCCTCGTACAGTTTCCAAGTCCCTATCTTCGATAGAGCTGCCTCGAAGTCATCTATGAGTTGCGGGTCATTTTCTTTCATCAGTAACTCGACTCGATATCTGGGCATCAAGCCGTAGTTGCTGTTGTCGGCGAAGACCTCGCCATCGTGACTTCTCTTGTATGTAAACCATGGGAGCGGCGGTGCCTTTCCTATCGGCCATGCCACATAAGTACCTTTGCATACATTGGTTAATGCGTAATACAATATCTCGTTATACGTCATCTAACATCATCTCAATGCCAAGCTCAAGCTGTTCGATTGTATAGTTAAATCCTTTTTTTGCTGCCGAAGCAATATGCGGTATTGCCTTTACTCTTCCTCCGCCAACTTTTGCATGACCAAATTCGAGGAGGTGTGGCAAACCGGGCATCTTTGGTGCTCCAACCTCGCCAGACGGGTGTTCGGCAGAATTGCTTGTCATATGAGAACGTATCGATTTGACATACTTACCTGTTTCATGCACTTTTCCATGCTTTCGGTAGGTATGATGCCTTGCCTTCCAATGCTCGCTGGCATTGCTTCTCCAGAATGACGCAGATTTCTTGACACCCTTGGCGACTGCATTGCGAGCTTGGTTACCGGCACCTGTATTAACCCTATTGAGAATCTTTTCGATTTCAAGTTTGAACTCATCTGCATCAATGGACTTAGTCATTGCCAAGCCTCCTGCGGATAATCATCTTGAGGTTCTCGCCCTCTGAGGTCGCCGCTATGATGTCCATCTCCTTGTCACGGAAGATGACCTGATCCTCGTCGTTGTAGTCGATCTGTCGTATCCACACCACATGCATCTCGGTCAGGCCGACATTTGGTACGCTCTCACCTGATGTGATACGCACCTCTGACGAACGTAGCTGTGCCATCGTCATGGTTCCTATCATGCCGACGTTGCAGAAGACCTCTCTGCCCTCACGTTCGTCCTCATGCCAAGCGCCCTCCGAGTCCTGATATGAGCGTGGTGCGGAAAGGAGGATTATGGTTTCGTTCCACCGTCCCATTCTTCCTCCTCATGCAGTGTCGTGTTCATCGAGCTGTTTATCATGCACATCACGGTCCACTTGAACCGTTCCATGTTC